GATATGAACCTCCAAACTGGGCAGATGCGGATGCTTTATGGGAAGACGCTTCGGAACTTTTAATCCAAGGAGGGAACCGGGCTGGGAAGTCGGAATATGCTGCTAAAAAAGTTATTAAGAAATTAGTGGAGAAGAAAAACTCCAAGGTGTGGGTGCTTGGCATGACCGCACAATCCTCCATCCGAGATCAACAACCACTAGTTTACAAATACATTCCAGAAGAGTGGAAGAACCTAAAGAAGACCAAAGTTCAAAACGTAAGCTATAGCCAGAAAAACGGCTTCACCGAAAACACCTTCGTATTTCCAAATGGTTCACAATGTTGGTTTATGAACTACTCCCAAGAGATGAGGGTTATTGAGGGGGGCGAGGTGGATTTAATATGGGCAGATGAGCTTGTACCACTCCAATGGATTGAGACTTTACGATTTAGGTTAGTTACCAGAAGTGGAAAACTGTTAGTCACCTTTACTCCAGTAGATGGGTACACTCCCACGGTCAAGGAGTATATTAACGGTATGAAGATACTGGAGACAAAACCAAGCCCTCTGCTTCCAGACACCGTAAACGTGCCGGGATGTGAAGTTGGTCACATGCCGTATACTGCTAAAGGGAGAAAAGAAAGTAGTAAAATAATTTGGTTTTTCACCTCCATGAATCCGTATAATCCTATTGCGGAAATGGAGAGAACCCTAAAAGGTGAGACTTCTATCCAGATAAAACTACGGGCTTATGGATTTGCCCAAAACTTAACGGGTAATCAATTTCCAAAATTTTGTCACGTACACATTCTAGACCCTAAAGAGATACCTGAAAACGGAACTAACTATCTTGGAGTTGATCCAGCGTGGAGTCGAAACTGGTTTATGCTTTGGATACGGGTAGATGAGAAGGGGAGGAAATATGTGTATCGGGAGTGGCCGGATAGAAAGACGTATGGAGAGTGGGCTATCCCCGGTGAAAAGCCAGATGGCTCGATTGGCCCTGCTCAAAACATTGGAGGAGGCCGAGGAGTTACAGAGATCAAGGAAATTATCGAAAGTGCCGAAAATGGTGAGAAAATTGAGGAACGCTATATTGACCCCCGTGCCGGAGCAACCCAAGCTGCCGGGAGAGATGGAGGAACGAGTATTATTGACTTGCTTGAAGAAGGGGAAAAGCCTATGTACTTTCTTCAAGCGGCTGGAATATCCATCGCTAATGGTTTGACGATTATGAACGATTGGTTGAACTATGACCAGAACGAAAGCATATCAGTTCTAAATGAACCGAATTTATACATTAGTTCAGATTGTGGAAACTTGATTTACTCTCTGCAAGAATGGACGAACCGAGATGGGGATAAAGGAGCAACGAAAGACCCAGTTGATTCGTTACGGTATTTGGCAGTAATGGAGCCTATTCACGTAACGGCTAAAACTTTCGCCGCGTCAGAAGTAAAAGGATACTAATTATGGATACAAGTGTTGATAAGTTAGTCGAACACACAGACACACCAGATGTCGCAGAGTTGACTAAAGAATATGTTCGGAGCCTACACGATGGGTATTCGATGACAAAAGTTTCAGAAGCCGATAATATTCGGCTAACCCGGTGGACGGGTCAGAGTGACGATGGGAAAAAACATAGCAAAAATCTTGCGGAAGGAAGTCAGGCTTTTCCGTGGGAAGGTGCGAGTGACACTAGGATTCCTCTTGCAGATTCTATTATTAACGATTGCGTGGATGTCCTTACTACTGCGGCTAGTAGAGCTACTTTAAAGGTTGCCGCTACCGAGATAGGGGATTTGGAGCAAGCAGCCGTTGCAAATAAGATGATGCACTGGCAATTGGATACTAAACTTTATCACACGATAAATAGGGAAGCTGAACTTCTAGCTCAACACGGGCTACAGTACGGTTGGAGTGCTTTATTTGTTGGATGGGATCAGAGAGTAGCTTTAAAGCCTGTTGCAATTACTATGGAACAGATTTTCCAAATGCTCGATCAGTTGGAACAGGACGATCCTTTACGAGATTTTCCAGAAATTATAGCTGACCCGGACAGGGAAGATGAAGCGATAGCAATTATTAAAGCCCAATACCCTAACGCTACTGATAAGGAAGCTAAAAAAGCGATAAAGGAATTGAGGGAAACTGGGCAGACCCAAATCCCGGTTGCCTATATTGCAGTCAATCAACCTTCCATAGTGGCTCTTAAACCTTGGGAAGACGTAACCTTTCCCCCTGAAACAACGGACTTGCAATCAGCTAGAGTTATATTCAGGCGAGTTTTTCTAACTGAAGCTGAACTTCGGGCTAGAACAGTTGACGAAGATTGGGATGAGGATTGGGTTGAGAAGGTAGTGAATACAGCGGGTAAGTCTGTGGAGTTCTTTGAGTTTTCCCAAAGCGTATCCAATCTATCTATAAACGACACCATAACTAGACAGGATAATCTCATCGAGGTTGTGTATGCGTACACGAGGCAAATTAATGAGAATAACATGCCGGGTATCTACTACACCATTTTCAGCCCAATATATACAAAAGATGATTCTGGAAACGATATTTTCGCCAAACATGAACTACTAGATTACGTTCATTGCCGTTATCCGTTTATTGAGTTTAGACGAGAACGGCTTAAACGGCGTGTAGTAGAGTCCCGTGGAGTCCCTGAAATATGTGAGACTTGGCAAAATGAAATTAAGACTCAACGGGACTCGGTATTTGACTCCACCTCTTTTGAAACACTTCCACCTATTATGGTGAATAAGAGGATTGGATTAGCTAACAAAGTTGGCCCAGCAGTTCAACTCCCGGTAACTAAACAGGGAGACTATGAGTTTATGAAGCCGCCGCCACGAACTCCCAATACGGCCCTAAACCTTATTGAAATCGTGGAAAGACAGGCAGATAGTTATTTTGGAAGGGCTAACCAAGGTGTGCCGCCTGTGCAGACTCAACTAAAGCAGCAGCGCATGGTGAATAACTGGTTAACAACTTGGACTGAAGCGTATCAGCAAATGTTTACTTTGTGCCTACAATTTCTGTCTCCACAGGAAATACAGAAGATTACAGGTTCGGGGGTTATTCCAAAATCAGACATGATGCAGTTTGACTTTGTTTTGAAATATGATGTTCGGGAACTAGACACCGAATATGTGGATAAGAAACTAGCGACAATAAGCCAATACGTCATTCCTCAAGATGCTGGTGGAGTTTTGGATAGGAACAAGTTGATTGGAATGGTGACTAAAGCCATAAGTCCAGACATTGCCGAAGAGTTAATCATAGACCAAGCCACCGCTAGTCAGAAGATGTATACTGATGTTAAGACTGAAATTGGTTTAATGATGCTTGGGAATGAAGCTAACTATGTTGAAAACGATCCCGCAGCAAAAACGAAGATGCAATATGCTCAAGACATTGTGTCTCGGAACCCCAAAGCTCAATCAGCGTTACAAGGAGATGAGGTATTTCAGCAACTATTTGAGAACTACTCCAAGAATCTTCAAATGTCGATCATGCAAGAAGAGAACAAGACGGTCGGGCGAATCGGGGTTAGCCAGTTAACATGACGGATTTATCTCATTTTCAATTTGACCAGAACCCCCTTTGGGATGATATACAGAAAAGGCTTAAAGATATGATTGAAGTGGAGATGTCTGAAGCTATTGGCCAAGATATTAGTCCAGAGGTTAGGAGCCATCAATGTGGACGGGCTGAATCTCTGGCTGATTTTAAGCATTCTTTATTGGAGACATGGGAAAAAGCTAACTCTAGGTAAATTTTAATGCTTGACAGTTTTTCCAAAAACAGTTTTTATTTCCGTAACTTTTGGTTCCTTAAAGGAATCAATAGAATTTGTGGGTTTCTGCGTATCCTTAAAAACGCTGTTTGCCTAACTTGCGGGGGCTTAAAACCAGCATGAGTGAAAACACAGTAGAGGGAGAAAGCAGCACTCCCGAATCGACGGAAGCTGCACAGACGAACATTGGTGAACTTTTGGACACCGATGGATTGGCAAGTCAACTGGAAAGGATGTTTGACACGCCAGACGAACCCGCTGCGGAAAGTGCGGGAAATGAAGAATCGCCTCCTATTGAAGATGAGCCGAGTGGTGAGTCGGAGGGAGAAGCTGAAAGTGATCTTTCTCAAGTTGAAGAAGAACCTTCTGCGGAAGTTGAACAGGCAGATGAAGTAGTTGAGGAACCGAAGGAGTTACCCCATAAGGGACTCCTAAAGAGAATCGACAAACTAACTGCCCGTCGAAAGGAAGCTGAAGGTAGGGTTGATGGTCTGGAAGAAGAGATCAAAGACCTCCGCACGGAATTGGATAACAAGGATGATTTAAGTGATCTTCCTAGAGTTGCAAAAGACAATCCATATTCCCATTTGAAATCCATGTCGGCAGTCACTAAAGAAATTGAACAGGCCGAGGAGATTATGGAATGGGCAGAGGATAATGCAGATGGAACTGAAGTTACCAATTCTCAAGGGGAGGAAGTGTCGTATTCTAGAGAGGATGTGACACAGATTAAGCGTAATGCCCGAAAAGCACTACGCACACATCTTCCAGAACAGGAAAACTACCTACGAGAAGAAACTGACGTTAACCAGAAAGTGGAACAGATTTTCCCATATTGGAAAGATCGTAGTTCCGTGGGGTATCAAGAGGCTATGGAGATTATAAAAAATCGTCCTAGCTTAAAGACTTACCCAACATGGAAAGCAGATGTGACTATGTTCCAATTGGGACTACAAGCTTATAAGGAGATGACAACAGACAAGCAGCCGAGGCCAAAGGCTAAAGCTGCTCCGAAACAACCATCTGCTCCGAGCCAAGCTCCAGTTGTGGATAAGCCTCAACAAGCACGTTCAAATTCCGCTAGGAAAGCCTTCAAGACTGATGGAGATTCTGATGCTTTAGCGAAAATATTAGAAACTGATTATTTATAAAGGATTAAATTATTATGGCAGTTCTTATTGAATCTGGATATAACGGCACTCAATCGGGTGGCCGAGAGGATTTGTCTGATCTTATCAGTAATGTCGATGCTCGTAGTACTGTTTTCACATCTCTTGCGAAAAAAGGAAAGAAGCCCGGCAATGCTGTTATGAGTTGGCAAATGGATAAACACGATGAGCCAAATTCTACGGCATACGTAGACGGTATCGACGTAAGTATGACACAAGCCCTTGATGCTAACTTTGCTAGTACAAATACGGGTGCTGTTCCTACTTTCGAGAATCCCGGTGCTACTCGTGCATTGGCACAGAATTACATTCAGCTATTTAGGCGTACATTCCGTATTTCTAACTTGGCGAATGAAATTCAAGTTGTTGCTGGCGTTAAGTCGGAATTGGCAAACGGTATCGCAAAGAAGTTAATTTCTTTGAAGCGTGATATGGAGTATGTGTTCTTGAGCGATCAAGACGCAGCGACGGAAGCTTCTCCTGTAGGATACAAAACCAAAGCATTGGGTAGTTTCTTGCGTAGAGAAAACCTTAACCTTGAATCAGCATATGGTAATCCGATTACTGATGAAGACGTTAATGCTAGTAATAACGAAGGTGGCCGAGAAGGTTCGGAGTTTCGTGTGAAGGAAGCGTTTGTTATGCCCAAAGTTAATGCGTACGAAAGTACGGTTGCCCTTCTTACAGAGGGTGCTGTTCAAGACGTATTGAAGGGTATCTACGATACTACTGGAGTTATTCGGGATTATGATGCTCTTGTTGGAACAGCTTTGAAAAGGGCTTTTACGAACTTTTCACAGGCTTCTACCGGTGGAGCAGCAGATGATCTCCATT